TATATTGTTCTTCTTGATAAATCTTGTGCCTACACGATCCTGTAAGCGTTCCGTCTTTGTCTATGTAAATGCTATCTACACCTAGGTTACACGACCAGCCGTAAAAATTGTTAAGATTATTTAAACTGATCCAGTTACGTTCAACTTCCTTATATGTATTGTTTTCATCTATAACTGTAGGATTACCTTTTAGTAAATGTTTATATTCTATTAGATAATCCATCGATGGCATACGCTTATTAGGCTGTGCTATGAAATCAATCTGTTCCTTTGTATAGTTAAACTTGTCTGTAAGAACTTCTGTTGCTGTAATAAACCAAGGATATTGACTTGTATGCAGTTTGTCTATTATTGTTGTACATTTATCCCAGTGTGTTGCGTCCATTAATACCATTGTGTTTACAAGCGTACCGCTTTCGTGTACTGTATCTGCTACCTTGATAAAATGTTCTATGTCTACACTTTCATGATGACAACTCAATAATATTTTATCAAAGTATTTGCTGTATTCCTGCCACCAACGCAATGTTCTACTTGCATTACTGCTCATTGATATTGTACAAGAAGGTAAATGATGTTTTAGATCCTGTACAAAATTTCCTAGCATAGGCCAAAGCGTAGGTTCGCCGCCTGCTAGAAAGATATCAAAATGTTTTTTATTGTTATTTTTATCTTGATACTCGCACAGATGTAGAAAGTTCTTTAAAACTAAATCGTAGTCTTCATTCCAGCGATGTGTTCCTGTATTTGCATCAGCAAAACAATACCAACACTTATAGTTACATGTATTTCCTATCATGTATTCTATTCTAAATGTTTCTTTGTTTTCAGGACTTAGAACTTGTTTAATCATATTAAATGGCTTAACTCTGGAAATATCTGTTTAGCATCTAACTTTCTGTGTGCATCCATTGTGTTTATGTAGTTTTTAAATGCTGGAAGTATCTTGGATTGATCCTCGCTGTCCATATGATCTAATATTGCTTCCCAGCGTTTCCATCCGTATGGGTTATGTTTCCAAAAATCATCATCCTGTCTATAATTGTTCCATAACCAATCTTTAAATTCTGAAAATATTCTTCTGACTTCTTGTTTGTCTTGCTCAGGTAAAAGCCTTATGTTGAGATAGGTTGGTATCCAAACTAGATGTAAATTGATCATACCTCCACCTAACTGAACACTATCACCTGTATCATTTGACCCTTCAACTGTTTGCATGTTTATTTTTTTAAAATTTTGTGAAAGTTTCCACTTAACCATATCAGGAAGATGTTTTATGTTTAGTATCTGTACTGCTGTTGCAATACTTACGTGAATATGATCAGGTGTATTATCAAGTTTGTGCAAGTTTTTCACAATCGTGTCCCAATCACTTGGATATCTTATGTAATGATTTCTTTCTCCAACAGCATCAAGTGAAAAACCAAACTTAACTTTTCTAAATTCGTTCCATATTTCTAATATCTCATCATCTATTAACAAGCCATTAGAATTATATCTAACAAGAATGTTTTTAGCGTATCCTTGTTTTATTATTTCCTTGAGAAATCTTTTATGTTCCTTGATTATTAAAGGCTCTCCCCCGGCAAAATAAACTTGTTTCAAGTAAGGTATTTGCTTATATAAATCGTTCCAGAATGCTTCGCTTTCGTGCCATTGGTTATTAAAGCCTATCCTTGACCAAGCCATTTGATCTTTTATTAACTTGTGTTCAAATTGATCGTAAACTTTTTTATGATCGTTTACCCACATGCTTGAATCGTGCGGGCTACACATAATACATTTTAAATTACATGTATGACCTAGACGCAAATCCAAGTATTGTATCTTATCAGGAACGGTGCCGTCTTGCTGTGTCTGTGATAACAGATCGTGTATGTCTAATCCTTCTCGATACCAAAATCCTGTTTCCCAGATCCTTTTACTTGCCACTCCATCACGCTCTTCTTCAAAGCATTTCCTACAACTATTTGGTATTTCTCCTTTTAGCATTGTCGTCCTTACGGATTTCATGAAATCGCCGTTCCATGCTTCTAGGGGTGTTGTTGACGATGCGTTTGCCGGAGTACCATCTTCCTTTTTTATTAGTCCTCCGGTATAATCTCCTGTGCTTGCTCCACTGCTATTAGCAACACAACAGAGTCTTATATCACCGTTAGGCCGTGTAGCAAAATGTATCCATGGCAGTACGCAAAAGGAACAACTACCTGTTTTTTCCTCTATTTGTCGTTGCCACTTACCTAGTTGTGAATCTTCAGAATTATACCAAAATTTGTCCATGATTGCTTATCTTGTTGATATCACTAATACTTATCGATGAGATAAATACATGTAGTAAAATAAGGAGCCTAATATGCCAGATACAAGTAGTTGGACAGTACATACTGAGAGTAGCACAGAAGCGTTTACAGGTAAAATCAGCCCTGACGGACGTACTTACGCTATGGTATTTTCCGATAACACATGGTATGAAAGAGAGAAAACAAACACTGTTTGGGCCCAATCAAAGTCATACATACACACTGCTGAAAACATTACATTTAGCGATAGTGACATGACTATCACATTTGACTATAATACTGCGGCAAATAATGCAAAAACATTACTAGAAGCAGGAACATTACAAGACGTTTGTCCTAACTGGATTGATCAACTAAAGAATGCTATTCAAGGTGCTTTCAACGAAGGTTCTGCTTATGTAAACCTACAACCTTCTACATACTTTGTTAATAGTGCAGGTTCATTAGTAGGTTTTGGTCACTATAAAAAATTAGGATTAGAAGAACAGTTCGATATGGGCGAGTTAACGTCTACGTTTAATATGTGGGATCTTAACGAAACTGGTAACCGTAACGGTCGTCAGTTATTAGAGCAAGGATTACGCTTAGAAGATTCTTGGAATAATAACTCTCTTACAGAGTTACATGCTTCATTAGGTCTTTAATAAAGTCCACAAGTTAACGCACACACCTTTAATCTACTATCATTAGAAAATGATGTTTCGTATGCTTTTAATCGTGTAAGAGCATCTGTAAATTTTGTTTTGTTTAGGTCAATATCGTCAATTAACTTAGTTTCCTCGTTGCCTGTCCATTGACACGGATATAAATGTCCTATTGCGTCTACATAAACAAAGTTATCTGATATACTTTTACAATTAATTTCACAGGTCTTTAATTTACTCTTAACTAATTTCTTTACAGGATATATTTCACTAGGCTCATGCTCCTTGTGTCTACTGCTTTTACTTACGAATTGTCTAAATCCTAAAGATCCTGCTAAACGTTTTGCGGTTACTACATCATTTTCATTGTGTTTGTATATGTTCATGTCCCAAACAGCAACGCCGCCCTTGCCTATGAAGATTTCTGCATTTAGCATACAGTTTTCTAGGTTAGATTTCTTGGTTACACCGTGTATTTCTTGACTAGTTCCATCTATTTCAAATCTAATAATACAATCTAATTTTGCTAACTTAGCCATTATGCTTTTATCTTCGCACTGGCCTGTTGTTGCTATTGTTACTATCACTATAGGATTGCTTATTCTTAAATATTCAATACACTGTATTAGGTTGTTATCCAATAAAGGATTAATTATTAAAATACGTTTTAAATCTTTTAAAAATTCCTTAGGAAACCAATCAATTAGGTTTTGTAATCTAGGGTTTTCTATGTGTAATGTTTTTAAATTATTCATTTTTTTCCAATCAACATAAATCTATTGTACTTAGGTGTTTCAAATATACCTTTCCAGGATACTTCTATATTACTTTGAGAAACAAAGTCATCTAAATCCTTGGCACAGCGTACATGTTCGTCTAGATCAAAATAATTATTACTTTGTAATACCACAGTTGAGTTTTTCGGTACATTACCTAACCATTGTATGTATTGTTCTTGGGTAATATGCTCACAACTTGTATTGATAACGATATCTGCATCATATTTGTAACCAGACATGTCAGCCGTTATAGCTCTAAATTTTCCTTGCATCTCATATTTCTTATTCATGGTGTTTGCAGTTTCTTCGCAACTAGGATCTATGTCAACACTAGTAATATGATCTATACTGATGGTACTATTAAACATCATACTTGCTAACACACCGTTCCAGCCGCCGTGTATTACAACCTTTCTAGGATAGTGAAACAATGGTAGAGTTTCTTCTAGTCTCTCAATTAACCATTTTTTACTGCGAAGTTGTCCTTTCCAGAAACTTTCAAGTGTACGGTAACGGTCTTCGCTGTTGCGAATCGCATCCATCCAGAACATTATATCTTCAAGATCAATCTTCATGTTTTACCTTTGGTATCTTACTGTCTGCACTACTAACACAACTAGGTGTTATGCATTTTTTTGGTTCCTTAAATAATTCAAATCCCTTATCTAAAGTTCCAAGTATCTCATCATGACAACTATAACTTCTTTTTATTTCATTAGTGCGTATTACTATGCCTTGGTAACCTGCATTACAGGTCCAACCCTTAAACTTGTTGAACCCAAATGCATTAAAACGCTCTGCTTGATCAAAGTTATATTTGTTTCCTTTGCTATCCGTTAGTTCAATTTGATATAACGGAACTAGTTCTTTGTATGCGTCCGGGATTTTTTGCGGGAACCCTGTTTGCATGATGTTTTTTTGTTCTTCGGTGTATCCATCCACGACAAATGATGCGGTGGGATCGGACTGTGGCTTGAGAGTGACGTTAATACCTCTGGCGGCAAATCGTTCCAAGCGTTCGTAAAGATCCTGGAAATGCTCAGGCACCATGACTTGATTAATCGTAACATACACGCCTCCTTTCATTAGTTGTAAACATTTATCTCCAAACTCCTGTTCTTTGGCAAATTCTGCATGGAAACTTGCTGTTACACTCCTACGTTGTAGATTTTTAGTGTTTTCTAAAAACTTATTCCACCATTTACTACCCGGAGACAGGTTTGTGGTCATGTGTAAACTTAAATAATCTGCGTCAGCGTCATTTGCATAGTGATCAATTACCTCTCCAAAATGTTTATAGGCCGTTGGTTCACCACCGCTAAAACTAAAATGAAAGTTCTTAAATCCATTATTCCTTGCTTGACGTTTAATTTCGTCTATGGTATTCTTGTAAACTTCTAAATCTTGATGATCAGGCATGTCACTTCTAGCATAAGGCCAACAGTAACTACAGTTATAGTTACAAAAACGTCCTAGTATCCAACTAACAGTGAATAGGTCGGTGCCTAAAAGAGTTTTTTGACCAAACTTTACTATGTCATCAAATGGTATTTCTTGAAAATTAGTAGTCATATAACTCCGCTGAACAATTTTTTACACAAGTCAAACACTTGTTTTCGCCGTACCAGTAATCATTAAGCGTTTTCCAAGTATTTTCATCCCTTAATATCTCTTCAATATTACGATCATTAAGATTAGGAACACCTACGTTACTAAAAACTTGCTTCGAGTCTTGTACTGTCATGTTTCTTAGTATTTGTAAAATATGTTCTCCTTTCAAAGGTTGTTCAACCCAATCACTTCCAATCCAACAGCAAGGTAAAACATTGCCGTGTGGATCAACATATATCTCTTTTCTGTCAACACACTTGGGTTGTACAATTGAATTCTTTGCAACTTGCCTCGTAAATTCTTCATCAAGGAAGTTTTCAAGTTTTATTTTAGATGTTTGCTTATACTTTTCTATGGTTGTTGGTTCAAGATAGTATTCTACGTTACCTTCCTTATCATGAACTGGAAATTTCATTAAGTCATAAAATCTTGTTGTGCTTTTTATGTTTACTTCCTTAACACCTATTGCATATAACGTTTTCTCTAGTTCGTCAAAATCCTTTTCATTGTGTTTGAATATTAAACTGTCTGCTCTAGCATTGCCGCCAGCACTAACAAATGATTTTATATTTTCAATCACCTTGTCATAACTAGTATTGCGTCTATACATTTCGTGATTAGTGCCAATGCCATCAACTGCAAATATAACTTCACCTCTGTCGCCAATGATTTTTGCAAGTTCTTGCCACCATTCAGGTTTTCGTAAACTGCCATTAGTATGAAATGCTAACCGTGTTGTTGAATTATGCTTTCTTACATATTCGTATATCTCAAAACAATCAGTTGCAAAGGCAGGATCTCCGTAGTTGCCACAACTATAAAAGTTGTTTAGTCTTTGGATAAATGAAACAGGAAACCATTCCTTAAACTTGTCTATGGTAATCTCATTATTTTTAATGAATGGTCTGGTTGTTCCGCCATTGTGATTTCTTGCACACATAGGACAAGCCGCTTGGCACTTGTCTGTTAGTTCTATATGAACATCAGTGACTTCTTTTAGGTATTGACTAATCTCTTTCATTGTTAAATCTTTCAGTTAGCCAATCAAAGTCGTTTATTTTTCTAAGTTCTTCAGGTTTATCGATGTTAGCATGTCCGTATTTTCTACCTGAAATTGCTCCTTTGATTGCATAGTCACCGAACTTGCGTTCCTTGCCTATGCTACACCAAGTTTTTAATCTTTCTAATGTTTCTTTATCGTCTTGATTTTTAATTGCCCTACTGGATAATTTCACACATTCTCTAAATGCACCCTTCCAGGTATTAAACTCATCAGTGTTGAATGCAGTGATGTTAGAAACTTCTTCTTTCAGTACTAGGTCTTTGCTTATGCTTGTAGTCATATCGGGTGTTGTCACATCAACCTGTTTTGTAAGTTCCGTTGGTAATAGTTTTACGCCGCCATATCCATATACCAAACCGTTTATAGGATTACGGCTTCTCCATATATGCACCATTTGATTATTGTACTTACTAGGTTTATGTTTAAAGTTAAATGTTTCTTCTATAACTGCATCACCATCAACTACCCAAAACATGCTAGTAAAGGATTTCTTAGCCGCTTCAATGTGTGCTTGATGTATTCCTTTCACGCCATCAACACGCTTTGCCATTGGATAACTCTTTTTTAGTTTTTTCCAATTTTCTTCTGCATTAGGCTCGTGATAACTTATGAATACAATATCGTACATTATTTTCTTCTCATGTTTCTTCTTGGATTATTAAATGTTTCCTTAAAAAATCTACTACCGTTTGCGTCAAGTTCACCTATAGGTAGTTCTAATTCTTCACGTAGAATATCGCCGAGCCTTTTCATTTCAGCATCAAGTTCTCCTACCTTTATCTTAGGCTGGACTTCCGAAGCAAAGTATTTGTTTAACCATTGGAAATCTCTTACTTGAACATAGTCCCAGTCTGTACAAGTTGTCATGTAACAACCTAGTCTTGCTCCATACATACTCCATTCGCCATTAGGAGTATCAGCACCAACACTCATCCATACTAACAATCTTTGAAAATTTTGCCAAAACAAATCTTCACGCAAATCAAACTTGGTTACTCTCCTACCCTGGCTTAGACTCATCTTAACACCTTCACGGAATCCTGCTCTAAATGCCTGTAGTGGAGAACCGTTATTCCAAAACTCACTATATGTTTCATTCATTTGAAAATATTCATCTTCATAACAAAATTCAATTTGACTTTTAGGATCATCTTTCTTATCACTGTTTTCGTGTGTTTTCATTCTTAGAACAAATTCCTTTGTCCACCATTTTAATCCGCCATTGCCGTATACCAGTCCGTTAACACCATTCTTACCACAAAAACTAATCTGCTTTCCATCTGGAATTTCTGCAACATCAAGATTTAATTCAAGATCAAAAAACTCAGGTTGTACTATGTTGTCAGCGTCTACGGTGACAAAACGTTCTGTTTCA